GATGCCATTTGCTCGTTATTTCTGCATTTTCATAAACGTTGGTTTGAGAGAAGGTTCATTTGGGTTCAGAAATCTGGTTGCCTTCACAACGGCTGGAGTAACAAGCTGGACTGTTCCTGAAGAGTTGCGCAAAGGAAGAAAATGTTACGTCAAAGTTATTGGTGGCGGTGCGTCAGGAGGGATAGGTTCAACAACCGCTTCAGCCGTTACATGTGGCGGAGGAGGTGGTGGGGGCGGAGTTGCTGAGGGGCTGGTAGATTTAACTGGTATAAACAGTGTTTCGATTACGGTTGGTGCCGGTGGTGCACCTGTGTCTGGTATTTCTGTAAACGGTAAAAATGGTGGCTCGAGCAGTTTCGGGACTTACATGTCAGCTTCCGGAGGCTATAGCGGAGGCCAGCCTTCCGGAGGGTTAGGCGCAGTTGGTGTCGGGGGAACAATTAATACATCGCTTGGGCCAGGTTCTCCAGGTTCCATTGCTTCTGCCGCATCGGGAGCTGGTAATGGTGGTTCTGGTGGTGGCCCCGGAGGAGCAGGTTCATTCAGAGATACAGCTAACGGAAAAGCGGTATCAGCAGTTGGGCCTGGAGGTGGCGGTGCTGGATTATGTCCTAATTCATCAACGGGTCAGTCGGGTGCCGGAGCAGATGGAGCAGTTTATATTTACTGGTGAGGTTCATATGTGGGCAAGAATTGAAGAAAATAAAGTAGAAGAGATAACGGAAATTAATCCTGAAGGAAGATTCCATCCATCATTAATATGGAAAGAATGCCCTGCTGACACACAGCAGGGGGATTTATATATTGATGGTGAGTTTATTGCGCAGTCTCCGGCAGTTCAGGCCAGATAACATCCGGCGCGGTGCTGGTATCTGTTGCCGTCACCGCGTCAATGTAATCCAACACCGTGTTAAGTCGGCTGGTTTCTGACTGCGTCAAATTCCGTCCGGCCTGTAATTTCAGCTGAATCAGACTAATGGAAGCCATTGCAGTATCAATCAGTGACTGACGCTGTGCTTCTGCCGCGTCTACTGCAGCGC